GAGAGCCGAAAGAATGGCATCTAGTTTATCGCCTTGAGCATCTGCTTTCGGCTCTACTTTGTTGTCTGTCATTTCAGATACCTCTTGGTTAGTTAATAATACTCCTGCGGGTTCGCCACCCTTGTCCCATACTCCTTTAGAACCCCTTGCTTCAGTTACGATAGCAATATGATCTAAAAGAAATGGTACACCTTCGATCAAGAGTGGCTCTCCATTCTCAGTCGTTAGTGTCGTGTTACCTGCTGTTTGGTCAAAAACAACAGATGGGCTAGTGCTAACTTCTTCGGTCAAAATGGTGTTTACCGCATCTTGGTCGTAGATTTTCGCAATACCCCAAACTTCATCTCCCTTAATATAAGGCAGAATAATACTTCCAACTGCTCTGTCCTTGAATTCCTTGGAAGTCAAAACCGCAGTTTCAGGGTGATCCATTATCACAATCAACCCATTACAACGCTTTAAAAAGTCATCATTCAAATATAAACTGGAATCACGCCAAACGTGCTCACCAATACTTGAACGATAAGCTAACCCTGTTCCTGTAATGCGAATAGCTAATAGCATAACATTAGCATACATTTGAGGGCTTGGCAATAAATCTTGCCTAATTAATTCAGCATAATCGAATTCTGTTTTTGCACTTGCAATTTTGAAACAAATATTTTGTCCTGGGTGCAAAGGCATTGGGGGATTATCAACATGACACCAATCAAATCCAGTTGATTCATGGTTCAAAGTTACTGGAACTTGCTCAAAATTTCTGGCAATATAAGTACAAAATTGACCGTCATCAAATAATACTTCCAACTTGCCTTCGTACTTGATACCTGTTTCTTCAAAACATTCACGCCTAGCCGCTTCTTCTAAGTTTGCATCTTCTTTATTTTGATGACCGCCTGGTACTGCCCAAGTTTGAGGATAATCGCCACCATCTCCCCTGCGAATCAATAATACTTTGCCGTCATTGGTCAAAAACATTATTCCTGCGGCACGACCTAATGCCCCTGCATCTTTGTCAATTGGCATAGCATCAGATTTTGAACCAGTTGCAATTCTTTCAACGGCTAAATCATCAGCTTTTAAAGTTGTAATACTTTTAGTAATTTCTGCTAATTTGGCTGACAAGCCTTTTAATTCTGATTGAACTTTGGAACTATCCCAATCAGCATCGCACTTCCATTTTTTTAATGCTAAATTAATCCTGGAATTTGGGTCGTGTTTTGTTTTGTCAGAAGTTAGCTTTTCTTTCATGCCTGACATTCGGGCGCAAAATGATTCTTTCCTTGACCCGCCTTCAGGTTGAGGGGCTTTTAAATGTGCGCCATGCTCTTTGTTGTAAGAAGCCCTGCCTTTGGCATTTAAACCGCCTTTTTTATTCTTACCTTCCTTGGTCTCCCAAGCCTCAGAATCATCCTCTGGAACGCAATTGGGCACTTCTTTGCCGCCTTTTTGCTTCATTCCTAATTGTTTGTAACCTTCCCAACAAGGGTCAGCATCATCTTCTTTAAATTCGGGAGTTGCAAGGGGCGTAGATTCTTCAGGAATATCGCCGTCTTCTGAGTGTTTAATAAATTTCTTTGCCACTTCTTTAGGGATGCCAATATTGCCATGACCGCTTGCGGCGGCATACATAGCTTTTCTTTGGGCTTCCGATTCAAATGGCATAAATTATTTAAAAGTAATTTTGGCAGATTGTAGTGCTTTTTCGCCCTTTGTTGTCAACAATTCTTTTACCGAACTTAAATTGTAGATGTATTGGTAATTGCACCTACAAAATACTTCTTCGCCTGGTTGCGTTATTTCATCGGTATAACCATTGGGATGCTTTAAATATCCCTTTTCGTCCGCCCATGAGTTGCGAATAATATATATCTTATCGTCACGTTCTTTATGATCTTTTCTGTAATCATAGTTTACCTGCCGCCAATGACTATGCCACTTCGCCGCAATTGCGCCGTTATCAACCGCAACAATATCATTAATATTTGAAACCAATTTATGGGTTTGATCTATTACAACCCTGCGTTGTTCAAAAGTAATAGCACTCAAGGATTTTCTAATATCCTTCTTAGTTTTGTTCCTGTCCGTTACTTTGCTACCGCCTGGGGGTATGGACGTTGCCCATCCTTGAAACCTTCGCAGGGTGTTGCTAATGGCTTCTTGGCGGTTTAATTTAATAAGGTTAGCCGCAGTTGAAATTCTGCGGTCTAGTTCGTTTCTTAATTTTGGCTTAAGCCGTTCAACATCGTATTTGGTGACGTTTTTTCTGACCAATCCGCCCTTTACGACCAATCTGGTATATGCGGCGGTCATTGCTTTAATCATTTCCTGCTCGACCTGCGATTCAGGGATTAAACTGTTGTAAGCGGCAATTTTAATTGTTTCCATCCAATCCTGAAGTCTTTTTTCAGAATCGAACCCATATTCCATTATGTCGTTAATTGCTTCGGTCAAAACTTCATAAAACGTCATTACTTAGCCTTTTTCGTTTTTCAAGAAATAATTCCCACATCGCAGGATGTATTCGACTTTTGCCGTTTTCGTAATTGCTCCAACGAACTTGGGTAGTATAAATTAAAGAAGCGCATTTGGCTTGAGATAAATTACCCCTGGCAAGTATTATTTCGCTAGGATTTGGAACGTATCCAAATGCGCCCCTGTTTCGTGTTTTTGTTTCCATAATAAAAAGCCCCCACTTGGGGGGCAGGTTGATTGTTAAAAATTAAGCCTCTAAAACTTCCTCAATACCTTTCGCAAAATTCCAGTAACCATCCCTCATGTATTTACCATCGAACAACATCCAAATAATGGTGTTGCCGTATTCATTCATTTGTGGGTTATAAAACTTGCTTGCCAGGGCTTGATCTTCTGGCGCATCTTCCATTCCTGCGTAATAGTTTCTGGCAAAGTTCCAAATCTCTTGACTAAGTTCAGGGCTAAGTGTGTTGTTAACAAAAACGTATTTGACTTGGGGCAGGTCATCTCTACTATTTGTGTATTCGTAAAGGTCTTGCATACCGTCAAAACGACCGTATTGGAATTGATTAGCAAAGGTTCTTAATTTGTCTAATACTTCTGGCTCTATGTCAGTAACGTAAACATTAACGCTACTGCCCATGCTATAAATTTCACTTTTTACGCTACCTGCAATGTTGTTTGCTTTTAGATAATTTCTAATCATCGTAGCGGCTTGGGCGGGGATACTTGGTGTTCTTTTCATTTTATTTCCTTTGTTTGTTTGTTTAATTTCCTAACTCAGACTTTATTTTATACCAAATTAGCATTGTTTATTCTAGTTTGGTATATTTACAACAAATTATTTTTAGTTTGCTAACCACTCCTCATAAGTTAAAAGCGGTTCACCATTTCTGCCAATGTCACCACCGTTACCGTCATCAGCACAAGCCAGGTAAATTTGATATTCCTGGTCGTTTGTTCCCCTTGCTCTGGTTTGCCAAAATTGATTTTGTTGGAGTTCCATTTGATTTCCTTTTTAAGTTGTTTCAACCACAATTACTAAACCATATCTGATACCGAATTCGCCAATTGGAGGGGTGTAACCGTAAGTCTCCATGAAAGTTCTTTCGCCTTCGTTCCAGGTTCTTAATGTTGTTCCGTCAGGGGCGATACCGATTACTTGGCTGTTTGTTATTGGGAAGTGTTCAAAAATTGTTTCCATTTGATTTCCTTTCAATAATTAATTAAATTGCCCAAATAGTTGCATAAGCACTTGTATTTGGAATTTCTTTTTTAACCAAAATACCACTTGCAATTGCGTTATAAATTGCTTTATACCCAAACCCTTTCACTACATCACCATTTAAATCATAAACACGAATTTGAAATTTTTCTTGACCGAAATAGTTTTTTTCCAATTGATATTTAACGTATCCACCATTTCTACAAATTTCAATAACTTTTTGATTTTTTGCATTTAATTGGATATTTGGTTCATAAACTACATACATGATTAATTTCCTTTTTTTATTACCTTCTAAGCCTTTATTTTATACCTAATTGGCATATAAATATACTGATTAGGCATAATTGCAACAAATTAATTTAAAGAATATTGGTAAAGTTTTTTGCAGTAATCGAAGTAATCGTTATTTTTTGCGTTGTCCTTCCAAGCAACAACTACAACTCCACTTTTCCGAACTCCGTAAAACCTGCCTAAACTTGATTTTTCACCTGCATAAACCCATTGACCTTTTGGCAACTTTGCCATTTCATCTTTGGTCATTTGCCAAATATTTTTTGCTTTGGTAAATTTCATTCTTTATTTCCTTTCAAGTAAATTTTGCAAGCCAGTAATCTTTCGTTGTCTTCATCAGTATTTAACCAAGGGAGCATTTGCAGGGCTTTGAGCATATTTTTAATTGCCCATTTGGGTTGTCTTCCCACTATTTTTTTTGCTTGTTCGTACGTCATTTGATTTCCTTTTAAAAGCCCCCGCAGGGGCATTGATTAATCTAATTTTCTCTCAGCATAAGCATTAATGCCGTTATCTATTAGAACCTGCGCAAACGCTTCGGCGTATGCTTCTTTTTTCTGCATACTCTGGTTGTAATCAAATACCCAGATCAAATAACCGCCGTTGTATCTTTTGCGACCGACACCCATTTTTTTCAGGAAGTTTGCAAACTTTATGTCACGAATGACAACCCATGCAAATCCGCAAGCACCATCAGCAACGTAAAAGAATTCTTTGCCATCATTTGTAAAAATTGCGGGCGTAACGTCCATGCCATTGACTGCCGCACAACCTGCACGAGTAGCTTCCATGTAAATTCCAAGGTAATTGATTTTTTCTGCAACTTTCATTTGATTTCCTTTCAAAGTGTTAAAAATGACCTGTGGCTTCGTATCTTCTAATCATCGTTAAAGCGGCTCTCGCACGACCGTAATGCCTTTTGATTTTTGCCGCCAGGTATATCGCCCGAACTTCCGTAATTCCATGAATCACCAAGTAACCGTATCTTGCTAGTTCCATGATTTTTCTCCTTTAACTTCTTAACCACCACAATTGTTATTTTATACCTATTAAGCATAAACACAATAGGATAAGTATTATTTATTTGCAATTTGTTGCTTTTTGGTCGAAAAAAAACCCCCAATATTTCTAAAGGGGGTTATTTGTGGTCTTTTGTTTTCTAAACTATTCAGAATCTTCCATGCTTTCAGCTTCGTCCCATAGCTTTTTATTTTTGGGTTCGTTGCCGATTTTCTCCATCGCAAGCAAAATGCGTTGGTCATTTTCGGCTTTGTATTGCTCCAAACTTTTACCGTTGAGAGTTTTTAACCATTCTGTTTTAGCTTTTTCAAAATCAATACTCATAAGATACTCTCTTTCTGGTGAACTGAATCACCTTGTCTATTATTATAATACATCTACCCTAGAAGTGTTTTTAACTTGTCCTTACCTATTTCGCCTTTAGCAAACATTTCTTTAGCTTGGCGTTCCAATTTTTGCCTGGTAACTGCGGGGTCGTATTTAAATACGCCTTTTAATGTACCCAAATGCACATTATGCGGTTCGTCAAAATTATTGATAATTTGCATCTTAACTCTCGGATTGTCTTTGTAATGTTCGTGCATCTCATGCACCGTCTTAGATGCGCCCATATGCGCTTCAATTAGAACGTCAATAGATACAGACCTAGAACGCATTGCGTTGAACTTTAAAGCCCTTTCAATAGGCGTATTGGTGTAAACAATCACCGCATCACCTTCGGTCATATCAAGTGCTTCGTCAACTTTGCGCTTGGACGATTTGAATGTTGACATAACCGAATCGTAAACCAGGTTATCGTCCTTCAATCCAAACATAGATGCCGCAAGGGGGGAAGTAGCCGACTTTCCTGAACCGCTTCCACCTGCTGTAAACATTGTTGGGCTTTTATCGTTTTCTCTGGCTTTTTTCTCTAACGCTTGTTTGTAAATGACTTTTGACAAATGAGAACTTGGCTCATGGACTGCGCCAACCATCGACATATCTTTTCTGAACGCAGGGCTTAATTTCTTAACCTGGTCAGCATCAATAGTATTGAAAAACTTTTCTTTCTTCATTGCTTGCCAATAATCAGAAATCAATTGTTGCTGATTGGTTCTGATGGCGTTGTAAAAAGTTCCTTCAACTCGCCTTTGTTTTGGGGTTAGTCCTGGTGATCTTTCAAATCCATGCTTATCAACGCCGCCTTTTTCAAATCCTCTGCCTTTTTTTTCTGCGGGTTTTTCAGTTGGTGCAGGTTCAGAACTTCTTAGCTTTTCGATTTCTTGCAAAGTTTCCTTTTGCTTAGGCGAACCTGGCATTTCTTTCAAGCCTTTGTTATACGCTTTTAACAATTCCAAACTTGGCTTTTCTGTCTTGGTAGGCTCAACTGATGCGCCCCCACCACCACCGCCAGAAGTAAATTTTCCGCTTGGGTCTCTTGGGTGTTCATGTTCTTTAAAATCATCGTTTACAAAAACATATTCGTCTGAACGAATTACAAACTTAAAAAGCGGCATAAGCCGTTCATGAAGATTAATAATATTGCCTGTTTTAATATTTTTAAATTTCATTTAACCCACCATAACTTTTTGAATCAATGAACCTACTTTTTCTTCAGGCAAAATTTTCATAAATCCACCTTCAATTAATTCTTCAATAGCCGATGCTCTATCATTATGTTGACTATCAAGAATTGCACCACTTTTATCATAATAGGTTATTTGTATTTTTCCATCGTGTTTTGTGCTTTTATGAACAAAAGAAAATCTTTTACCATCTTTGTTCATCATCCCAACAACTCCCGAATCGGCTAATTCTTTAGCAAATTGATGCTTTGATTCTTGAGAAATTGGTATTGCTTCAATGTCATTTAATTTATCAGAACTTAATGGTTTATCAGATACAAAAACTCTTTCATGTAAAGGTTTAATTTTTGTGCCTAACATTTTTTCTTGAGAATTTTCAATTGGTCTATGGGGTGTGTAATATATATATCCAGTTTCACCAAATATTTCATTCTCAACTGATTCTGGAACTTCTTTTTTCATTCTTTCCAAAGTACCTTCTTGGCTTTTGGTGTTTCCAGATGATGCAAATTTACCGTCAGCATCTCTTGGATGTTCCGATTCTTTAAAATCAGAATCCCTAGCTATTCGATAATTTTTATCTCGCAAATAATCTTGTTCCAATCCATCAATTGCAACAACAAATGTATTATTTATTAAGTTTTTAAATAGCACAATTAATCCTTTGCCGCAGGTTCTTTAGGTTCAGGCATTGGGGTAGGCGGCTCATAATCCATTAGATTTTCAATATCCAAATCCAAGTGGCTTTGGAACATATCAGGCATTTCATTGATATTATCTTGCGCCCATTCCATCAATTTTGCCCTGTTCATTGGGTCAATAACTGGCAACATCGTGCGCAGTATTTCGGTCATACCTTTTAATTTAATATCCGAAACTTTGACCTTCTCTGATTCGGGTTCTTCCATGAGGGATTCCCATGAAGCATCGAATTTTTCCTGCCAATGATAGAACGCTTCTTCATACGTTTTGTTGTCATACGTTTCAGGATATTTGTTTTTAACGGCTTCAAAGAAATCTTTATTCCATGCTCTATGTTGAACGATTTTGTCAAAGAATTTATAAAGAGAGTGCATTTCCTCCCTAATTCCATCAATGTATTGGACGATTGCTTTTGCATCTTCTGTACCTTCTCCAAATCCTTGGGTGAACGCTTCGTCCTTTAACAGTAAAGCGGGAACATCTGAGGCGGCGGCAATATTAGCAATAATATTATTTCTTGCCGTTGTCATCGCCGTATCAGTATTGGTCAAATTTAACGCTTCAATGGCTTCGTCAATATCAATTGATAATACATTGCCAGATACGCCTTCCTGCAAATAGGTGCGCTTGATACCTGCGGCAGTCTGCATCAAACGATTAACAATTGAACCTGCGGGTTTTTGCTTGGCAATTAACAATCCCGCCTTGAACGTCACTAGGTCATCAGTCACCATCGACTGAACAAACGACTTCATTGGGTATAAAGCCCTTTGGAATACTGAACGACCAGTAAAACCAAATCCTGACGATTGGAAACTTAAATAAATAGGAGTGCCATTAAATAGCACAACTGAACGGCTTGGATGATAAGGTTGACCTGCGGCAGTTGTGTAAGGTAATGGCTTTTGAAAATCTGGAGCATTGGGGTTCTGGTTGGTAACGATAGAACCCGCCAAGTTCAGCGGGTCTAATTGGTTGAAATACAAATTAAGTTCGGAAAGTTTCCAAGGGTCAATTGGCTCTGTTGTTGGAATATTGGGTGCGCCGTAAACGATAGCTGATGCACCGTAAACCCTTTTCAGAAACATGGTGTCACGAATGTGCGCCGTTGCGCCAAGACTTTCCCATTCCCTGTTAAACGCATCAACAAGCATATCTTTGGGTTCGGCATCCACCGCAATGATTCGGGGCTTAGATAGGGCTAATTTGATTGGCTTTTCAACCAATTTCCCGCCAAGTGGGTGAAATTCCCACAATAACTTACATAGCTGATAGCCTAAATCTGAACCTGGTTGGATTTCATTGGCTTCTAAAATCTGCATCAATTCCGAATTAACGGCAGTATTACTTACTGTAACGTATGACATATTTATCCTTTAGTAGCCATATTTATCACCAACTCCAATTGCTATCCCATAAGTGAAAACGTCAAGCAAATCGTCTGCTCTTTTGTGCGCATCTTTATCGCCAATCCTAAAGCCTGTGACCTGAGTAATCAAGTGATTTCTGCTTGCGCCTTTAAAATTAACGACCTTATCGAACGCATAATCGCTGATTTTAATCTTTTCTTGGTGAAAATGACCAGAAACGCTAATTGCACGTTCATCTTTTCCAACTGAAGTGAGTTTACTATCTATTGCATGAGTATTCCATCCCCTGGTTCGCCCCTGCTGAAGTAGTATTGAACCTGCCGCCGCATCCTCAATAAAACTGCCAACTACACCTAGCTTGCAACTGGTTGCCTTGGACAATTCTTCTAGTCTGCTGAAAACGCTTGGCATCCAATTTTCAAGCATTGCACCGTCAATTTGCACAATATCCCAGTCAAGTATTACTAGGGGATGACCATAATACTTATTCATTGCGATATAAATAATTGCAGTTCCATCGTGTTCTTTGCCTGATTTCACCGCAGTATCAATCACCGCATAAACACCATCGCATTTTTGAGGGTAGGGTACTGGCTTGCCATCCACAAGCATTTTGTCCATCGAAAAAAACGCAACTCCTGACCAATCTACAAATTCGGCTAAAAACTCCTGCTTAAATACCAGGGGATGATTGACCAGGCGTTCTTTTTCGAGTTCATCTGCGGGTACATAAGGATTTGTACTGGTTGGGGCATGAAACTCCGTAAAACCCATTTCGGGGTTGTTGCAAGCCTCATAAAAGAAGTTTTCGGCATCTATACCGTTGGGCGTACTAAATACCCATGAAGTGCCTTTAGTGGTCAACATTGTGGGCTTAATCGACTTGCGCCAAATATCGAGCATTTGGGGTGACTTCGTAAACGCCGCCTCATCCACCAAAGTTTTGTTATATTCCCGCCCTCGACCTGCTAATTCATTGTCATTCAGTATCCAAAAATCAACTTTGCCTTGTTTTCCGTTGGCTGACCTAACCTTAATTGTTCCCTCACTCCTGGAGGATGAAATAATAATAGGTTGCAGGATTTCCTTAATATGATCCCAAGGTTCTTGCAACTGCCTGTATTCAGGGGCAAATATTCCTACCGATTCGCCAAACGCCGCCGAATTACAAGCGATTGTTTCCAGTAGCTTAGTCTTTCCCCATCGCCGACCGCACCTGACAATATTCGCCCTGGTACGTTGTTTAAATATATCGACCTGACCACTGTGCAGGGTTGGTAGTATTATTTTCACAAAGGTAATCCGCCTTCGATCAGCAGGTCGTTATCAACTTCGATTTTGGCTTTGGCTGACTTGTTAACTTCATTGCCCAGGAACGCAAAATTGTTTGTGACGTTTCCTAATACTTGTAATTGCTTGAGCATATCAACATCAACGCCTGTTTCACTTTTTATATGCTTTACGCCTTCCCTGGATATTTTGGACAACTCAAGGGCTACGATTAGATTATTGTTTGCAGTCTCACTCAGCTTGCTTTTAACGCTTGTCAGAGTGTTTGCAAGTTCAAGGGCTATCCTTTGGTCATCTTCGGGCAATCCTGTTGACTTGAGGGCTTCTATGACCGTTATTGAAGCATCCTGAATGGCTTCCTTAATGGTTTTTTGTTCCGAGTTCGGAGTTTCGGACTGCTTCGGAGTTTTATTTTGTCCTAAATATATCCGAATGGTTTTTTCGTTAACACCATACATCTTGGCAAGCGAGTTAACAGATTCCCCAAGGACAATGTGCCTTCTCTTAATTTCTTCCCATTGTTCGGGTGATAGCTTGCTTTTTCTGCCCATAATATTATTGTGTTACTGGTTCTTTGTAGGTGTACAAGAATACTGTTTTGCGACCGTTTGGGTTTGTGTTTTTAACGACTTCCCTTGTTACCCTTTCCTTGCGTAGCAGGTAATTGAGTGCCATGCTTACGTCCTGTGATCTTAACGCTTCGCTACCATCCCTGATTTCTGCAAGGGTTTTCTTGCCAGGGTTTGTTAATAAAAACTTTTCTACCTTTTGAACTGCGTTGAATGATGCCATTGGATACCCCCTAATATATTATTTTTAAATAATATCATACTTCTGAAATAGCTTTTTGATGGTGTTGTTGAGAACTATTAGTTCATCCAGTTTCTTTATGTTCCAGATGCGCCTTTGTCCATGTATGCCGTTAAAACCGCCCTGGTGACAATCGGCGCAAAGGGGTATGCAGGTATGGTGTAGCCCCTGTTTAATGTGATGTGCGGACGATGGCGGGGGTGCTTCGCATACTCCGCAGGGTAATTGTTTCACATGAAACAAATAATCCCTGTCCGCTTGGGTTAGCTTGGAGTTCATTGGTGCGCCCTGTCTTGAACCCTGTTTGTAGCTTCTTCGGTTCGCCAAATCTCAACTTTCAGGCTTGCGGCGGTCATTTGCCACTTTAGCGTTTCTTCGGTTTCGATGGCTTCTGCAAGCCCTTTTAGCAGTTTTTCGTATTCAGGGTCTGCGTATGCTTCACGTTCTTGGGCGTTGGCGGCTTCAATCCCTTTTAAAAGCGCATCTTTCATAAGTAATGCTTTTTTGGATTTCCTAAATTCTTCCAAAAATACCCTGTTGGATTTAGCTTTACCAAATGCGGCGGCGTTATCCCTAATGAAATCAACGGCTTTATGTGGTGCTTCACTCATTCTTGTCCCCTTGCACGAATAGCTTGAGCACAAACTAACTCAACCCTTAATGTGTA